ATTTGGTCGGGGTGAGAGGATTTGAACCTCCGACCACCTGCACCCCATGAATACGCACAATTCGGCGTAAGCATCTGATGCAAAAGTAAAAACGTCTATATTCCGGCCCGAATTTTAGGCGCATTCTACTACAATAAGAATCAATATGATACAAAGCAGTTTTTGGAATGATGTCGGGCTAGCGATAGCCCTCTCAACCCGTCACTGCGCCGATCTCTCCCTTCTAAGCTCTTTCATGGCGGCATCAGCGAGAAATCCTGACCGGGACTTATAAGCGGGATCTCTGGCTACTTGGTCATCGATACGCTTAATAAGGAGTTCGGGCAACGTGACATTGATCTTCTGGCTCTTACCCATGTAAGGGGTAACGTCCACATCGACGACTGCCCAAACCCAATCCCTATATGCTGGATTTCCCATGTGCACCGAAACATCCGATGCTTTCGGAATCTCCTCACCATGCTCCGCTAAGTTCTCAATATGCCCTTCGATTGCTTCGCGTGCGTTCAGGATCGCCTCGTCAAACGTATCCCCGGCAGAAAAGCATCCAGGGAGGTCAGGCACTACGACACCATACGCCGTCTCTCCGTCGCCCACTTCAACCGCGATTGGATACCACATGCTCTATCTCTCTCTTCTAACGCTCAAGCTGAGCCGCGAATTGCGACATGCTGTCTTCAGCGTATCGGGGTCTGGCGTCAAGCTGCCGGCCTCAAATGAGGCCGGCTTGCTTCCTGATTGCCTGGATAAGCCCTTTTCCTAGATCCTTCTTTGGGTGCGGCACTGTCACTGTGCCGGGCTTGTCCGGGTGGCGGTAGTGGTGGTGGCTTCCCTTGATGCGGTCTAGCTGCCATCCCGCCGCCTTTAACTCGTTAATCAGTTCGCTGCTTTTCACCCTTCCCCCTTATCTCTAATGTTGAACCTATGATAACCCCTATAACTCCCATAGTCAACAACAAAGATAACCCTTATAACTCTTTAAGGGGTTTTGCAGAGGCTGAGCAAGAATGTATCCAGCCAGCGGCGGGCGGCGTTGGGTTAGCGCCAGCCGAGGGCGCCGTAGCTCCGCACCGGCTCGGACTCCCACCGGCCGTCGATCTGCGTTTTGTTGTGCGCGTATCGCCAATCGCCTTTGCTCGGCATACGGGCCTGCGGCACCTGCCAGCGCTTAAACGACATGACGTTTAAGTCCTGCCCGCGCTCCTCAACATCTACAGATCCATGTCGCACAGTCATAATGTAGTGATGATTGCCGTGTCGGGTTTCCTCGGCAAAAACCAGTTGCCGATAGTACCGGCGCGACCGCCTACCCAGCCTTGTCCGTACTCGATCAAGCCGTGCCGCTCGCTGCCCTCGACGATCCACCCCGGCTCACTACCGCCGACCTCGATCTTGTCATCAGTGCCGGGGTCGTCCTCGACGAACACTAGCGGCTTTGTGATCGAGCGGACGTGGATATTGCCGCCGTGGCAAAACTTGACGTTGTCCCGCGTCTGCAAAAAGCGGAAGCACTCGTTGCGCAGCCGCTCTTGCAGCAAGTTGTCCTGCGGTACGAATCGCATATCAAACGCGCTAAACATGGGGCTGTGCGCCATAAACATACAAATAGCTGCGTCCTGATCGTGATAGTCGCGGATCATCTCACCGATGGCGCTCGGGTAGTCGCTGTAGCAGTCGCCGCCGAGGATCTGCATGTAGTCGCCGATCATCAGCGCCGCGTGATTTGTATTGACCGGCTCGATGTGGCGAATGTTGGGGAAAAATCGACGTACAGCGTCCCGGTCGCATCACCGAGCATCGTGCCGTCGTTCATCGTGTTGCCGACTTCGTGGTTGCCGGGGATCTGCAAGATCTGCGGCATAAACTCGATGTGCAGTTGCGAAAAGTAATCTCGGAACGCCGTCGCCCAAATGCCGGTGTTGTGATTGTTGCGCTCGTAGTCGAGCTCCCCGATCATGTCGCCGGCAACGAACACCGCGTCGACTTGCTCGGCAGCCATCGGCGCAAACGTCGCCGGCTCCGTCATTTGCCGCTTGACCGTGTGTGTGTCGTAGACGACCAGCGATTTAAACTCGCCGTCGCCGAGACGGGACTTTAGCGTCTTGATCGGCGGAAACTCAATAGTCTCGCCGGCATCAAGAGACACCGGATAGAGCGTGTCGGGCTCCAGCCCTTCGATGATCGCGTGATAGAGATAGATGCCGCCGTTTTCCGTCGCGTTGCCGTCTGCAGCAAACTCGCGGCCATCACAGTGCAGGGTTTGCGCAGAGCCGTCGGCCCCGCTCCGCTCGTCGATCCAAGCAACCATGATTTCGGTCGTCGGATCGTTGAGCATTAGCGCGTAAGGCGTCACTGTCATAGCGCACCACCCCTGAATTCATCAATCTGCACCGCTGCGGTATCAGGGTCGGCGTAAATCCGCATGCCCGGCGCGCCGTCGCTATACTGCGTGTCCGACTCGGTCGCAACGAGATTGCCGTCGATGTACGCGCGCAACTCGGAGCCTTGCACCTCGATCCGTGCAGTAACCGGCAGCGATAGACTTACGGTGCCGCTATCAAGCGTCGTGCTGTTGCCGGACACACGGCGCAACAGTTGCCAAGACCCGTCGTTTTTGACATCCAAACCGTACCAGTTGCTGCCGCTCGACTGGACTCGCACGAGCGGAAAAACAGACGAGTTGCCAGTCGTGTGGTTGACGATGTCGATCTCAGCGTACTGATTCGGCGACACCGATCCGGTCATGCGAGCCGATCTGGACGAGTACGGAGAGCTGGCGCGGGCGGTCCCGCTCTCGACCATGATTGCCCCCTCGTGATCCTCCCAATCCGGCGACTCAGCGAGCAATTCGTCAGGCCGGTCAAAGTCATCAACAAACGTCTCGATGTCGCCGACAGCTTCCGGCGTGGCGCTGGCGTGAGTGCTCGGAGACGATTCGCCTTCACTGTTAAACGCCGTCACCCAATAGTAATACTGCGTGCCGTTTTCGACGCTCTCATCGCTGTAGCTGTTGGCGTTAGCGCTGAGATCGCTGCCGAGCTGGGTCGCGCCGCTGAAGCTGTTTTCGGTGTTGCGGTAGAGCCGCTGTCCGGTCGGCGCTTCGCCACCGCTCGACGTTGATCGGGTCCAGCTCAACGAGACGACGGCGTCGGCCCCCACTGCGCTCAGCCCGGTGGGCGCCGCCGGTATGCCGGGCTCGGTGATCTCGGCAATCTGATACCACTGGTCGTATGGGTGCTCCGGGGAAATCGGCGGCTCACCCCACGTATACCAGTGCACGACTAGCGCTTCCGGCCGCTCCGGCACTGGCTGGCCTTCTTGCTGCACGACCGCGACAACGGCGTTCGTGATGTCGGTCGGCACGTTAGCAAGCGCGGTTTGCAGCGCCTCGATTTCGGCCTTAGCGGCGGCAAAGTTGTTGCGCACTTCCTCGGTCGATGCTTCGCCGGTTTCCGGGTGATTGGGGTTTATGCTAGAGGTCATTAAGCTATCTCCTTTAGATCCAAACCGTGTTTCCGTTGTCCCAAGTCGTCGCGCCTGCATCCCAGACTGTTGAGCCGCCCGGGTCCGCCGGATCGGGCTCGTCGGGCTCGCTCGGCTGACCGCTCTCCAGCGCGTCGATGCGGCTTTGCATGTCCGCCATTTGCGACATCAGCGTGTCGACAAGCGACGGCGGCACTTTCGCTGCTTCGGCAATTTCAAACAGCGATGCCGGGTCGCCGTCAGCGACTGCTAGTCGCCGGTACAGGACTTTGCTCCGCCCGTCGGGGTAGACCAGCGTCACGCTGTAAATGCCGGGGCGTACTTGCGCGTCGTACTCGCCGTTAATCACGGGCATCGACAGCGTCGCACCCTCAGGCACACCGTCGGGCGTTGACACAAGCGCTCGCAATGTCAGCGTCGCGCTCTCGATGCTTGACTCACCGGGGCCCGGCAGCGGGCCTTTTACTCGTCGCATTCCATCCTCCGGGCAAAAAATACCCGCGCGCGGCGGGTGTGCTATATTTACGGGGCTCTGTTCCCCCGCAGAGCTAGTCTTCTGTTCCAAGGAGTGGAGCCCCTGCGGCGCGGGGGCTTTTTATGCGTGCTCGGTAACCACGGCAGGTTTATTCGGCCACTCGACTGCAGCCGGCTCAGCAAAGTCTTGGGGTACGTCGCGGAGGGCCTGCCGGTACGCCTTTACGGCGTCTCGGTCGGCATCACTAAGCGGCGAGTCCGGCAGAATCATCCAATCCGTTTCCAACATCAGTTGATCGCGCTCTTGACGGATGCGCTCCCATGAGTTGAGCCAAGCTTCTTCGGCAGCCATTCGCTCATCATCCAACCGCTGCTGTTCGGCTTGCCACGCAGAAACGCACTGCCCGACTAAATCGTCGGGGTCTTCGCTTTTGTGCTGCCATACATCGCGCAAGTAGATGTCAGGCTTGCCGTAAACGCAGTGGACAGACCACACCTCGGCGGGCAGAAAGCTTAGATCGACTTCCAGCGCCGCGCCGTCTACAACAACGACGTTGTCATCCCGGATTGCAGTTAGCTCATACATATTTAGTACCAAATGATAAAGTTGGTTGCTTCGTAGGGCTGACGTACGTCCACATCTGAATCCTGTACACCCCCGGTTAAGCCGTGCAAGTGGGGGGAGCCAGTCCCTCTCAACCCTGTCACGGCTCGCCAATATGTGCCGCCGCTAGTTGATCCGGTGGCTCGCTGACTAGATGATGAATTGCCACTATGCCCGAACTCGGCGTATGCGTTGTACACGCCGTCGCTTGTATTCGATGGTAGCGATACACCGCTATGATGGTCGTGGCCCGGCAATTGCCCGACGCTCAGCGGATGCCCACTGACACTTAAGTTATCCGGATGGCTGTGATTTTGCTGGTCCCTCCCGCCTTTTTCACCGACCTCATACTGATCTCCCGCGCCCACTGCTACACGGTTGCGCCGGTCGGGCACGTTGAACGTCGTCTCGCCGTCGCCATCACCGAACTTAGTGCCGATGATCCCGTACAGCCGGGCGTATTCGGTTCGGCTGACCGTGCTGCCGTCGCACCAGAGCGCTCCAAAAGGGAGTTCATCCCCTACCCACTCACTTACTGTTCCTGGGATGCCGATGGTTAGGGCCAGTGTCGAGTTGGTGGGAATATCGTTTGGCCCATTGCCTACGTTATGTCTTGCAGCGCTCCCGATATTTTGTGATTCCAGAACCGTGCCGCCGCTGCTCTCGGTGTCCTTCGTTGCAGCGTCGCCGGTTGCCATGTAGTAGGTCTGAACGACCTCCGTACGGCCATCGTCATTGCGATAGATCGTGATCTTGCCCGGATCAGGATCATTGGCAACGCTGAAAATGTCGCCGTCGCTCGTGCCCGCGATGCCCGCAGCCGCATCAGCAAAGTAGCCTCCAAAAACTGCAATCTGGTCGCGGTATTCTTCGGCTTGATCGGCGGCTTCCTCGGCGCGTACCGCTTGCTCTCGCACGTCGGCACCACTGGACAGCCCACCCATGTACTCGGCGTTGCCGCCGTCATTACGGTACAGCTCAAGGATGTCGTCACCGCCCGTCGCTACCCAAAAGTAGTCGCCGTCGCCGGTCGCGGCCAATCCCTCGTCCGTGCTCTCGTAGACGGTGTCGGCGGTGATCGGCAACAAGTCGGCTACGTCGTAGCCCTGGGCGTTGCCAAGCAGCAGATCCGGCAACTGGAACGTGTCACCGTTTTTCACGACGCGCACCCGATACCGGCCGCCACGAGCTTTGAAACCGATACGGTCGAGCGGATTGCCGGTCGTACTGCCGTTGTCTATCAGGCCATCAGCGTCAGTGCGCAGGGGCTGGCCAACCGTGTTTCCTGCGCCGTCGTAAAGCTGGGCAAGCGTCGTCGAGTCGCCGACGTAAACGTAAACATCCGCACTCTCAACGGCAGCGCCTTTGCTGTCGCGGAGCACGTTCACATAGCGTGCGTAGTTTCTAGACATAAATTCTCCGGGCACAAAAAAACTGGCGCTAGGCCGGTAATAAAAGGGCAGACTCTTTACATGGTCCCGGTTTGGGACTATAATTCTTCACATGAGAATCATTGCCCTATCCACCCTCAAACAGTTCTGGGAAGAAAGCCCCAGCTACGCCGATGTGAAGCAACCAGCGCTGGCCTGGTATCAGCATGCAAAGAAGGCGGATTGGGCATCGCCAGCCGATGTTAAGGCTGACTTCCGAAACGCCAGCATCCTCAAGGATGGACGCGTTGTATTTAACTTGGCCGGCAACAAGTACCGGCTGATCGTGTGGATCAACTACCCCTACCGTGTGGCGTATGTCCGCTTTATCGGCACCCACAAACAGTACGACCAGATAGACGCCCAAACGATCTGAGCGGAGGCAACGTCATGGACATTAGACCAATTCGCACCGACGCCGATTACAGGGCGACGCTGGCCGAGATAGAGGCGCTGATGATGGCGCAACCCGACACGCCCGAAGGCGACCGACTCGATGTACTGGTGACGCTCGTAGAGGCCTACGAACGCGATCATTTCCCGCTTGACCTGCCCGACCCTATCGAGGCTGTTAAATTCGCGATGGAGCAGCGCGGGCTAGAGCCGAAGGACTTAGAGCCGATGATCGGGCGCAGAAACCGCGTTTACGAAGTGCTTAACCGTAAGCGGCCCCTAACGCTGAATATGGTTAGGAGCCTGCATCAAGGCCTAGGCATCCCTGCCGAAAGCTTAATTAAGGTGCCCGATAGCAGCCATATGGCGTAGCGCCCACAAAAAGCCCCGTCGGTGTGCCTTCGGGGCTTGGGTTTAGAAGCGGTGCATGTAGCCTATGAGAACGGTATGGCGATCAATATCAACCTTGTCTCGATGACGGTCGCCATAAACTGGCTGCCCTTCAGGCCCATCCGACACATCAACAGACCTAACCACCTCCTGCCGATCCTCAACGATACCCCTTACGAATACACCTCTCCAACTTACCTGGATGTTCGCGGCGTTACCGCTGATTGATACAGACTCCCTCTCTCTCCCTTCAGGGGTTTTAATCCCCGCGCCCGATTCAAGAAGCCCGTAGCCGACTGAAACACGGAAATCACCGCGCTCCACCCCCGCATTGATCGAGGCAATGTATCCAGCGCCAGGACGGATCATAAGCTCTGGCATTAGGAACCACGACCGGCCCGCCTGGTATCCCACAGAGACAGCCATATGAGGCCTGTCAGGAGACGAGTACAAGGCGCAGTCGCCGCTGCAATCGTCATCGATGTGGCCTGCAACACCGAAAGAAGCGACAATTCCCGCATGAGATGGGGCGACAAAGGAGGCTAAAAGCAAGGTCGCTATAGACGCAACACGCCCCGCGAGCTTTCTATAGAACATTATTTTTCTCTCATCGTTTATAAACCGATTACTCCCTGATTATATTGTCGGCAGGATCTCTGTTTACTCAAGATCTGATCTTGCCACTCTCTGATCACAGAACCGCCACCTCTCTCATCGAAACGCCCTGCCAAGGCGGCAGCCTGCTCGTCTTTCCCGAGGTTTTCGAAACCACCCAAGGACGCGAGGTTCGCTTTGTAGCCATGTGGCCAGTGCAATCGCCTCACGTCCTCGTTACTGAGGCCAGCGCCCTCAACTATGCGCGCGTAATAGCAGACGCGAGCGCCTGACGATCAATCATCTCGGTTGTCGAAGTCCAAATACAATCGATGAGGCCATGCAAATGCCATCTGGCTCGTCGTTATTCTAAAGTCAGAAATGATCGTTGCATTACTTGCCGTCCTGTTAACAGAGACGGTCAATGTGTCACCTCTGTTGATCGCTACATCCACTGTTCGGGCGTGGCCACTCGCCGAACTTGTTGACCATATCTGTCGCTGCTGGCCGTTAACTCGGATGACAACAATGCTATCGCCAGCAATTCCGGTTCGCGCTTGGTGCAGCCTCACTCGGCAAGACCCACCCTGCAAGCAAAGGTATTCGATAAAAGCTTTTTCACTGCCAGTGCTGGTTTCTACGATAGATTCTCCCAACAACCCTCCCACAAGAAAGTCATCCCCGGCCGACACAGTTGCGAGTTTGCCGGGGGTTATGGTGTCGTCCGCGATCTTGTCGTTTGTTAAGGATTTGTCTTGATACGCCGGAGTATCAATCCTCGGAGCCCCCTCCGCCCCCTGCGCAATGGCGATGGGGTTGTTGGCAAAACGAAAGCCAAGGCTTGATGTTAGCGGCGCACCGGGGAGCGTTTCGCTCTCGTTGATCGGTACGTAATCAACCATGCTTCACCTCATGAACCGGGAGTTGACGCGGATACGTGCACAGGATGCGGTGCCGCTCATCCCACGGCAGGCGCTCGTCGCTGCTGGCGACGCCTACGGCTTTTAGGTGCTGGCAGCTCTCGCAGGTGCTAATCGGGACGTGCATCGTGCGCTTGTAGCCCTCGATATTGGTGTCTCGGGGTACCGGGCACTGCACTACGACGTTATTTGGTAACTCGCTCATATGAACTGATAAGCCTCTGTTCCATCTGGGAAGCCATCACCGGACGGTGCAAACCACGCGCCGAAGTTGCGCTGTGACGGGTCAGCACTGCCATAGTCCGGGTAATCGTCGGGAGTAAAAAAGGCATACCGCCCCACAAACTCAAACGACTGGAAGACGAATTTAACGCGGTGCCCTGGCTCGACTTCTTCGGCGCTGATGACCTGCCAGCGGTTAGCCTCTGGCCTGCCTGTCTCGTCCTCATCTATCCGAGTCAGGAGGTCGGCGACATCCCCCGTCCATAGCCCTCGGTCCTTCGCATCCGTTTTAAGGCTTATGCGGCGCGGGGTGTCCCGGTATCTCGCCAATAGGCGATTGGATATTGCTAACACCTCGCCTTCATTGCCGCCTGTCATCCAAGGGGTAAATATCCGCTTGATGCGTGTGTCGCCGTATTGTTCCGGCGATTGGGCCGCAAGGTCAGGCGTAACGCGAAGGCGTCGATAGTTAGCAGCGTCGTCGACACTGCCGGTTGGGTCGATCTGGCCGTAGTAGATCCAAACCTGGGTGATCCGCTCGTCGGGCCTGTCGGTCGCTTCCGTGGACTCTTTAACGATGTCTCTGCCGTCTGAAAGGAGTGGCACAGCGCCGGCTCCGGGCGGCCTGTTGGCGCGCAGCCTAATCTTTTGCGCTAATTCATCCCACCATATGTACGGGCCAAGCTCCGATAGCTCCCCGATCAGGCTGGTGACGCCCGTCGGCTCTGTGATATCGCGGGTTAGCTGGAAGGAGTTAAGCCAGGTCTCTGCTTCCTCTTGCCACTCGTCGTCAGGGATAAATTCGGGCGAAATTCCCGCATAATCGATAAGCAGTGTCTTGATGACTTCATCAATACGGGCAAGATGGAAAGTCAGAACTGGCTGGAATGTGTCGCCCTCATCATGTGATGCAACCTCAGTTCTGACGCCTCGCGCCGTTAGCGTGATAGCATCGCCGGAGCGCGAATACTCCACCATTTCCGAACCAATGACCGCCCGCCCAGCAACAGGGTATTCGGCACCAACGCCTTCCGGCAGGAGATTGAAAGAAGTAGCTTGCTCGTCAATCTCCCGGTCTAACGCCCCGCTCCCTGGTCTAGGTGCAACGGCTCTCTCGTTGTCCGCGAGATCAAGGACGTCTTTCGCTTCAAAGGTAACTTCGCCTGACGAGTTGGGGCCGACAAACTTCGTGATAACGTAATGCCGGGTGCGCATCTCCTCGATGAGCTGGCCTTCATAGCCTTCCCGAACTCTCATCGCTCGACCCTGATAGTAAGGGTTGCGCTTGCGGTATTTGCCGAAGAACGTGCCGCGCTTAGCCGGGTTGTACCCCGGCTCGTCAATCTGGGCTTCGCCGGTTACGCGCTCGCGGGCGTACTTATCGGTATAACGGTCATGGTAGGAGAAGTCCTTGAGCTTCACGGTCACCGTCGCGCGCCGGCCGAGCGGGCCACGCGACTTATCGGAGCCGCCAACGTTAAGGCTTGTTGGGTTCGTGGAAACACTAACCAGCGCGGGGAAGACCGTCATGCCTTTCGGCAGACCCGATTGAGGCTTGGCAAACCGAAGCGTCAGCGTTCCCCGCTCATAGCTCGACACGCTCTGGCAGCTGCGAAAACGGTTGTAACACTTTCTAACGCCCGTTACGCCTAGCTCTGCCGAACAAGGCGCCTCGCCATAGATCAACGGGCAAAAGTCTTCGTCGATCTCTACGATCTGTAAGGGGCGACGCCCGAAGCGGTCACTCACTGGTGCGTTCATGATCTGCGTACGCTCGCACACTTATGGAAAA